ACCATTTATAGGAAGTACTAAAAAAGTGAAAAACTTACAAAGCTAGATAATATGAAAAAAATTTAAACCGTCAAAGAGACCGACAATTTAACAAAAACTCAAGTAATATTGACCACGAATTGACCAAAATGTTTAAAACAGACTTTTACAGATTTTTACCAAAATAAAAAAGAACGTTGATTTAACAACGTTCTAACAAAATTTAGTAAAATAAAAGTCTATTAATTTTTACTATTGTACGGAAACGGAGGGATGACAGTTGATTTTTAACAAACTATAAAATGGCTTAACTACGCTGTTTTTAGCGTTTTATTTTATAAATAAACCTAAGTAAATATAACTATTTTGACACGTATTTGACACGTGAATAAAATAACCACGCCTTTTATTGACGTGGTTGGGAAATATAATTTATTAGAAAATAAATGTCACTAATCATAACGATTATTTTAATACTAGGTATATTATACCATAATTATTACGCATTTTATTTCATTTTGTAGCTAATATTATTAAAGTGATTTTCTAATAAAAATAAGACCACCTTGTACGGCAGTCTTATTTATTGAATCAAGCTTAATATAAAAATATACTTTATTGGGATCAACATTTTTACCATAAGGGAATTAAACTTGAACAAATAAATATAAAATTTTTAGGGAGTAATAGGTAAGAATCATGTGGTTCGTGATTAACATAATAACACAATACTTTAGTTTTTCAAATAAAAAACGCTACGGTTTCAAAGTAAACCGTAGCGCAAGTTAAATTATATAAAACTCAACAATCACACTGAAAAAGGTTATAACAACCTAGTAATTATTATACCAAATTTTATTATCTATTCAACCATAACAATTTATGATTTTGCTATTTGTAGTGTTTAAATGTGTTCTCTTCACTATCTAATTCAGCGATACGAATATTGTTATTAATCAATTTTATTATAACGTTTTTTAGAATATTTATATAACTTTTCGGTAGTGTTTAATGTCAAATTGTCAACCTCGCGCTTACCCTGTCTTAATTGCGAAATAACATATTGTGATACACCAGTTTCTTTATGGATTTGATATCCCGTTATATTACTTTCGATCAATTCAATTATCTTCTTTTTGTATTCTGACAAGCTCTTCACCTTCATATCTGTACCCTAATTTTTTCATATGTTTGATTCTTGCAAATTTAATTATCTCGGGCAATAATAAAATAAATACGATAAGAATTACTTTAAAAATGATATTCATTTGAATTCATCACCTATCTATTATATAATAACCATGAAAAGAGGTAGGGGCTTTCGCCCCTGTTGGATTAATCATTTTTTCTGATTATCTTTCTTGGCTTTAAGATAATCTAGATGCCATTTTCTTAGTTGTTTTAAAATTGCTGGTGTTCTTTGTACTGTAGCAAGTACGATGAGCATCAGCATTTTTATGATGTCGTCCAATTTAACCACCTCCTCTCATGGTGGTTTGTAAGTCATGAACCAACTTACAAATATAATTATACTACACAAATGTTTATTATACAAGTGCTTTCTATAAAATTTTGCATAAAAAATAGGGTAGCCATAGCGACTACCCTGTATAATGACGTGGTAATTTTAATTATAACATTTCTTGTTTATGTAAAAGACGGGCAAAAACCCGCCATAAAGTTATTTAATTGTTCCCCATAATGGTCCTAAACTACCATCAGCTTTTACTTGTCTTACTGGCATGTAAACAGTATAACCAGAGTTTGTCATCCAACTGATCCAAATGTAACCATCGTTTTTTTGAATTTCTGTATAGTTTACAGTTTGGCCTTTCTTTAAAGCTCCTGCAATAGGATATTGTCTACCAGGTCCTATTCTTCGTGTGATTATTCCTTGTGGTACATTACATGTGAAAGAAGCCACTTCTTTACGCCATAGTATACCGTATTGGTTTTTATTCCATTTTTCGTTACTTGTGGAAGTTGTTTTAGTCGCTTTCTTTTTAGCGACTGCGTTCTTACCATTGCCACCTTTTATGGCGCCACCATGAATTGCTTCTGCTATCGACTTGCAATAAGCGTCAACGTTTTTTCTGATTGTTTTCATGTCTTTTGATGATGTGATAAAACCTAACTCTACTAATCTGTAGTTAATACCAATTCTTTTAGCTACATTACAATTTAATAAGTTGTTTCTTCCTGTAATGCCTCTGATTGTACCTACATGTTTTCTTATAGCATTCTGTATGCCAGTATCAATGCTGTCTGCCTTTAATCCACTTGGTATGATTGTGTGCCCACCACTTGCAGAACTACCAGCAGCATCTAAATGGAATTCTACTACTATTTCATATCCTTGTGACTTAACCCAATACAAACCGTAATCTTTTTTGTTGCCTACGTTATCACCATAAGCGGTGTCTTGGTACATATCTTGTGATTGTTTAGAACCACCATACAACGCTACTGTATGCCCTTCTTTTTCAAGGTAAGACTTCACTCTTTTAGTTATATTACTTCTTATAAAATCACGTTCATTTGTACCGTTGCCAACCGCACCGGGATCGTTGTACCCATGCCCCGCTACTAACATTATTTTGCGTTTTTTTGTTTTAGGTGTACTCTTTTTATTTGTATTAGTTTTAGCTTTAGGAGAACCATTGCTTGATTTTGTTGCACTCTTTACTGGAGGTACAATAAAATGTGTTAAACCATTATAATTATCCCATCTTAATTTAGCGGGACTGTTAGCCAATCCATCAAAATTTTGTTCTAATATTTGAAATTGTGAAGTGTTTCCACCATTATACACAATACCGATGTGTCCATATTGTTGATAAACACCAGTAGTATAAACCGCAATCCAACTTTTTTTAGGTACTGTAGACGGTCGATTTCTTATTACTTTCCAACCACTAGGGAATTTGTTGTTTATCGCATCCTTAGCGTTCCCATACATTCTAAATGAACCATTCGTTAATTTATAAACGTAAGATACTGCTAGATCCATGCATTGAAAAGCATAGTAACCATCGAAATCGACATATTTCCCCAGATAACTATTCACAAGTTTATTTATCTGTGTTTGTGTTTTCGCCATTTTCAACTGCCCCCTCTACTTGTTGGCTTGTATCTAGCATTACACCAGAGTTATTAATATCAGAATCAAAGTTATCTACTATAACTTCATCATCTTCGACATCTCTTAAACCTTCTTCAATCTCAACTTCTTCCGCAAAATCATCATTCCATTGTTCTGGTTCATAACCTTCTTTCTGATAACCTACTGGGTCGATGTTTTCATCACGTGGCTTTGTGTAAGTCTGTGTAATACCGCTATCTTTTAACCCTTTCGTAGTAGGGTCTTGTATCACTCCAAATGTGACTAATACAGCTAATAACCCATTGACACCATCGCTAATTTGTTCCAGCTGTTCTGTATAGTTTAATCCTAATGCTTGCGTTATATTGTTAACAAAAAGGATTATCGCCGAAACGATAGCCACCCAAAACGATTTTTTCTTAAAACGTATTTTCCAATTTATACCTTTCATTTAAGAACCTCCAAACAAAATAAAAAGCCGACACATATGTGCCGACTTATTTAAAGAAGATGTTTGCCACCAAAGAGATAAGCGGGACTAATACAACACCCGCAAACCCCAACCAGTAGCCGATTACTTCTCTGTTTCCTTTTGCTTCTGCTTCTACAGTCCCTTGCAAACTTTTAATTTCTTTCTCATGACTTTTTGTTTCGTATTCTAAATCAGTAACTCTAGTTCCTACTGTTGCTAATGATTCGCTCATTTTTTCTAAGTGTTTCTCAGACCTAGATTGTGATTCAAATGCTTTCTCTTGTAGCAATGTCTGTCTATCTACTTTGTTCAACAAACTATTAAAATTGTCTGTGTGTTTGTTATCTACTTCGTTTATGCGTTCGTTTAGCTTACCTCTTGATCTTTCCCATTCGTGTCTTAGTACATATTTATCTTCGCTCATAAATACCCAAACCACCTAAGAAACCGACAAATCCAAGCCATGCTGTGATAGCGATTAACTGTGCTGGCGTTATCCAATTAAGTGCATTATACACAGCTGCCGACGACATTAAGAAGTGTATAATGGCACTTCCTAACCCACCTATTAACATAAAATGGCTCGAACAATTATTTATAGACCTTTTACCAAACAAAAGACTTGATAGAATTAGACAAGTGCCGAACACAAGCAGTAACAAACCCCAAATCCAAATAGGCATAACTTCATTTAGCTCTCGGTAGAAATCACTTTCGTTAATAACCTTTTCTTGACTTATGAGCCAATAGACACCTCGTATATCTACAAACACGCCTAATCCAAATAAAGATAATGTGGCTAGTTTATCGCGTATTGTGAAGTTTTCGTTCATACGTTCACCCACTTTCTATAAAATACAACCACAAGCCTAAGCCTGTGGTTGTTCTTCGTTATAGTTTTCAAGTCCTTTTACAATCGCATCAGCAAAATGATACATTGTTTCAGACCATTGATTTTTATCTTCTCTGTTTTTTCGTTTGAAATCATTATCTTTAAAAAAGCTTTTTCTAAGGGTTGTAGATAACTCCAACTGTACACCTTTGCCTCTTTTATTTTTATTAGTGATATTGTTTTTTTGTTCACCGGATATATTTTGAGGAGCCATTTCGCATCTGAAACCATTTTCTGTTAAATAATATTTTATAGTTTCTCTCAAACTCACATCATTGCCACCAAGATATACCACACTATCTTTACCCGAACAACCATGTAATGAGACAGTATAATCACATTCTCTTAACATTGAAAGAATATTATATTCATCATAGTTAGTTGAAGTAACATGTAAATCATTATTGTTATTAGATTTCAGTCCATAGAATGAAAACCAATTATAGCAACCTATTTGAGAAATGAGCTTTGAGACTTCACTTGTCCCAGCCTCAATGCCACCACCGTGAATAGCTGTGATTAAAGTATTGCTATTAATATCCGACATATCTATTGCCCATTCCTTGCCACCGATTGCTGTATTTTTCAATTCTGTCATTGATGCGTATCTATCCATTTAAAACTCTCCTTTTTAATTATCCTCTACAAATGATAATGTACCATAGATATACGAGTTTCGTTCTTTGTCCCATTTTGAAGTATCGACTATCCATACAGTTAACTCTCCATTAGGTTGTAACACTACTTGACCCCCGCCACAATTAGTGGGAACAGCTCTTATGATTTCTGTTTGTGTGCTCTTACATAAACCCTCTGGGAGTTTTGCTATTACGTCACCAGATTCAAAGTTATCGCCGTTAAGTCTCACTATCGTTTCGTTATAATTTTTGTGCTTAATAATTCTATAAGAACAATTAAATCCATTTTGACCAGTGAGTTTATAATGTCTATCTTTAATAGCGTCACCTTCCAAATCAAACTCAACCCAACCACTGTCTTCAACTTTGAACTCACTATTTTTTTCATTAATGTAATCTTTCAAAGAGTCATTATCTTCGATGTAAGTTTCTTTTGTCACAAATCCTTCTTTGTTTAGTAATGTAGATATGAGTTCTTTTTCAATTCTTATATCTTTCAAATGACTTTCCGACTGTTCTTCAAATGATTCTAACGTTTTATTTTTTTCATTCTTAATAGTGTTGAGTGTAGCGTTTTTAATCGATGTAACTTCTGTTATTGCGTTTTGAGATGTATCACTTAATTGAGCCTCACTACTTTTAAGCAGTATTTCAATTTCTTTTTTTCCATCTTCTGTAGCTTCATTTATTTTAGTTACATGATCTGTACCCTCTTTAAGACTGTTTTTAATTTCTTCCACTTCTTCTTCAATTTTATCTCTTAATTTTGTAAATAATCTTAAAGATTCTATTTTTTCTACACCGGATATTCTATTGATTAATGCATCGCCTACATCAAATTTGAATTTCGCTAAAGCGACAGTATCTGATTTATCACTAGGAACTTCATTTTCTTTTTTTACTGTGATATATAATTGACCATATACTGTTGACTCTGTTGATTCTGCTAAAAATGATTCAGGAACGATGAAACTAATAAGTCCGTTCAATGGGTCTTTGAAATTTATATCTTCTTCTTCTATTAATCTGTGGTACCCTTTTTCAGAACGTAGATATACAAAAACGTTTGTGTTCTCTTTACTTACAAGTGATTGGTAATCATCTTTTGTAATTTGGAATGTCAACTCTGCTGTATTAACATCTAAATTATAAAAACCGACACCTATATCAGTTGTCGGTTTTAAATAAGGTTCTATTTTTGTATTAAAAATCGCATTCTTTTTAATTTCATTAGCCATATTATACCCTCCTATTTTTCATTAATACCATTTTCTTCTGCTTCATAATCTCCATTAGGATATATTTGTGTAAAGGTATCTTCTTTCAAGTTCCCGTGCTCACCAGACGTCATAATTTGTACAGACCCCGCATTGTTAGAAGGTGTAAATTTAACGAAGAATTTAACTTGTTTTATAGTGACTATACCTTCATCCATCTTTTTCAAATCAAGCATAGGTACAACATGATTGGAACGTTTGCTACCAGGTGGTGTTTCAGTAGACATTTGTACGCCAGCAACAGAAAATAACGGTATCATATGATTACCTTTCGTCAATTTATGTTCCATTGCGTAAAGTTCTCTGTCTGAACTTTTACCTGAACCAAAGAATGGATGATAATTTTGCGCTATTGTCGGTTTAACGCCTACAGTAATTTCTCTATCAACGTTAATTGTGATAAAACCATTCATTTCAACAAAACCGTTAGCTAACACTTTGAAGCGTTGTTGGGCTAATAATATACGTTGCCATTCATTTTCATCTGAACGTAATGTAATAACTTCTGCATCTTTACCACTAAATTTATCATCATATACAAATGATTTAATAATAGGGTCGTTGCTCGTTTGCGCCTTAGCATTATTTTCTATCGAAGCTAGTTTAAATATTAAATTGCCAACCCATCTCACAGAACGCTTCATTTCCGTTGAGCTTTTTTTATCCCCTGTTCTACCTTCATAAAGCTCTGACAAATAGGAAGTTGTATTATTTTCAATACCTACCCAGTTAGATAAACTACTTAAATAACTTGAACCCCATACGATATAGTCACCTTTATCACTTAATTCGTTAATGAGTTGAGCCATTTCATTGTTTGCTTGTTTGGACCAGCGAGGGTAGAATAAACAATAATCATTAGCAACACTAATAATGTCATGGGTATCTAAATGTGCATTTAAGTTATCGATGCTTTGAACTAAGTCTCTTATATTCTGTGACTCAGCTTCTCAAAAAGGCTTCTCACCTTTATAATTCGCTTTACTAGGGTCGACTGTTTTTATATTTTCCCAATTGTAATCGAAGTTTCTATTTAAATCTACGTTATTTACATTTTCCCTTATTTGGTTCGCAAATCCCCAAGGATTTACCATTGGAACAACAATCAATCTAACATTTTTTCTGACATAAGCTAATTGAGCATATTTATGCCACTCATTAACCAACATGTTTAATATATTAGCCATACTGAAAAAACCAGTTGTTTCATTACCATGTATACAACAAGTTACTAATATTGTTTTAGTATAATGTTCTGGTTCGAAAGTATAAGCATACATATTATACTCATTTGTTTCGTCTTTGCCAATATTTTTCTTCGTAACATATTTATTATCCACCAAAGGGTTAAAGAAAGCGTCTAGATGTCTTTCAGGTTCCCAGTTTAATGGCGTACCATTTTCACCAAGCTTACTCGAAGGAATATAAGGAGGTTCCCATACAAAATCAACAGATGAAACAACGCTCGTTTCTTTATCTAATTGTTTATCTATTTTATCAAAATCATGGTCTAACCTTTGTGAAAGCAATTCATGTTTTTCACCATCACTACTTATTCTTGAATCTCTAATTTCTTGATTTGTATCACCTGTGGCGCCTACAACTAAGTTATTAACACGCTTATTCAATCTTTTTAAATAATTTGAAACATTTGTGTTTAAAAAATCTATTTGTGCTGCGTTGTGTGCTGAACTTTCTGTATCTTTATGTTTTACCATTTGATGGTTAAGTTCATTATACTCATTTAATATAGCGTGGAAGTTTCTTACTGTTTTTTGTCGCCACTCATGCCCCAATTCAATGGGAAGATTTAGCGTTAATTTCATTTAATCCACCTCTTCTTGTTTCTTTAATAGTTTAATTTCCTCTTGTATTTTTGCTTGTTCTTCTTTTAACTTATCTATCTCGCTTTTTAACTCTAATGTTATCTCATTTAAGCCTATAACATACTGTGAGTGGGTAATAGGTACATACCGTTCTCCATCCCTATCGACTAAGTATCGAACATTCGTTTCATTACTCATCTATTAACACACTCCCTACGACATCTGAATAGTTTTCAATATAATTTGATAAGCTTTGTGTTTTACCTTCTGAATTAAAGCCTTTTTTCATAAAATTATTGAAATTTGAAATATTTCTATTCATTTGTTGTTGTATTTTAATTATGTCTGTGCTTGAATTAGAAAAACCAACCTCAGAAGGTTGGTTAGTTAATGGGTGTGGCAATGTTAAACTTACAACTTTTAAATCTGTATTAAAATTCAGTGGTTTATGAATGAAGCGTATTGTATTGTTTTCATTGATTGTTTCAACACCTAAATAATTTGTTTCAACTTCAAACGTTGGCTCATCGTTGAGATTTTGTTTTAATACATCTAATAATTGTGAACGTGTAGTCGCATTATCGTCATACACTGTAGCAGCTTCTATATGTCCAAATTTTTCATAATTAGGACTTTTATATTGAGCCGATGCATAGTAAACATTACTGCCTTTTAAAATAGCAGTTAAATTCAAAACTGTTGATTTGCTTGTACCTACATACATACAAGGTTTTGACTTTTTATAATCCACGCCATTTTTGGGTCCTCTAAATATTGCTTTAAATGTATGTTTACCTTTCTCAAGTCCACTAGCAATGATAATTTTTTTAGTTTCAGCATTTTTACTATAGCAGTCAAATTGTCCTTTATTTTTACCATCGATGTATACTTCTAACACACCACCTTTGGACATTTTCTTAAGTGTCCATTCAAGTTGTTCGTTGCCATGTTTACATTCAAATTTTTTACTATAACTCGCACCTATTTCTTCTGTTCGCCAGGTCCCATCTTTTATAAAAGTACTTGAGTAATTTAAATCTTTAGGTTTAAATGGTGCGTAATTTTTGGTTTCAGTTTTATTTTTCTTCTTACCGTGGCCTTTAATAATCGTTTTTAAATCTGTAGTTGTTGTTTTCACTTTGACATAGTCATTATTATATTTATATATCAAAACTTCATCAGAAGGCACGTAAAAATCATCTTCATTATAAATAAGTATATGTTTATTATTTGCATAATAAACATAACCAAAGAGTTCAGAACCTTCAATCAAATACTCCAAACCATTTTTGTCGCCGAGTTCCTCCATCTCCACTCTATTTTTAAACTTTCCTTTAATTTCATAAGTAAACCCTAAATGATTATTTTTAAATCCGAAATCTAGATACTCTTTTAATGTATAACTAATATTTTTATCTTCTTCTTGATCATCATTCAATGATTCACTTTCAATATTTTTTTCAATATAATGATTTTGAAACTCCATAAAGATATGTTTAGCTACAATATCGTTAAACACTAACCCATTTTCATAACCTAATTCAGTTAATTTTATGATATAAGTTTGACCTTGCCATATAAGTAAATTCTCATTTTGTATCATATTGAACAAATCCCAATTTTCATTCGTCTTATAGGCTTTAAAAGAAATTGAGCGTTCGTTGTTCTTTTCATATTCATACTTAAATGACCCAAAATCGACATCAGATAATATCTCACCAAAATCTTTATTTTTATTTGTAATAACTATATTATCCATTTAACCACCCTAACGATAGATAAAAGGAAAAGTGAATTTTGTCTTAGGACTATTACTGATTCCTTTACCTTTAATCAATATTTCATTAAAACCAGGTTCTAATGTTAAAAAATCATAATTCGTGTTTTTACCAACACGTTTATTATTTAAATATGGATGGACGCCTAAGATTGTTAATTTGTTATTATTTTTTAAAGGTTTGAAGTATTGAAACTCATTTCCGTTAGTTAAATTAACTATCGAGAAACCTTTGGGCGCGTTAATTTCTATGTCGATTTTTAATTTATGGTGCATTAAAGGGTTTATCGTATCAGAGGAACCATTATATATTTGGAAATAACGTATATCATGTTCGTATTTAATATCATCTCTTGCCAATATATTTTGTTCCAACTGCCAATCACCACTAGACAAACTAAATTCGTCTGTATCTTTAAGTGATTCAGAATAGCCTTTGAAAACCACAAAAGTCACTGCGAATGTAGCAAATGAATTAGTTAAATCTTCATTATCATTGCTATCACAATACACTGCGTATTTTTTACCAGGTGCATCACTGTGCCACACATAATATGGTTCGCGTTGGTATAAGATACTTCTTATTTTCTGTTTATACAGTTTCAAATCTTTAGTATCTAACCCTTTAAACGAAAAGTTTAAAACTAAATTAAAAGGCCCGAACGTAGTCGGACCCATAAGTACTCCATCAGTACCATTGATTTCAGTTGTGTTTGCTTTAACTTCCACATCTTCTTCTATATGATCTAAAAACAATAAATTAGGTGTATCAGTCAATTTAACATCAAAGTTATCATTAAATAACCTTACTTCTTTTTTCAAATTAGAAAGCACCTCCCATGTTGTATGCCATCATTTGCGCTCGTTTACCTTGTGCCTTACTCATATCTTGCTCGCTCACGCCTGTAGGTTTCTGCTCTAAACGTTGGTTACTAGCTACAAGTTGTGTTAGTAGTTCAACTTGCCTTTGTGTAGCTTCTAACTGCCTAGCCATAACATTCATCATTTCGTTGTCGTTAGTATTGGTAGTGGAAGGCGTACGCATTTGATTAGGGCGTTTGTTTTTCTTATTGCCTTCTATTCTTTGTGTAGCAATAGCGAGTAACTTCATTGCATCAGATTGTCTACTTGGGTCTGTAGGTATTACAAACTCTGGGTGTCCTTCTTCAGCTAAATTATATAAGCCAGAAGAATTGATTAATCCACCTGTGGCAAATCTTCTGGAACCAGATGGACCCCAACCAGATTTTCCATATGGTAAATCGCGTCTCCAGTTAGAGTTATTGAAGAAAGCAAGTAACTGATCATAACCGTTTTTAATATTTTTATGACCTTTAACTGCATATGACTTAAATGTACTAGGCACATATTGAAGTAAACCTTGTGCCGGAGTACCTCGCAGATTATTAATATCTCCGATGTTTCCTTGTGTTACACCGGCGTTACCATTTGATTCACGTTGAATTTGTGACACAATGCCGTTTAATTCTTTGCCTGAAAGATTAACTTTCATTTGTTTTGCAGCTCGTTTGATGTCTGATTTCCATTTGGAAGCTGATTTATTTTGACTGCCCCCACTATTAGATTTTAACCATTTAACAGGGTCAATTGGTTTACCATTTTTGTGCATTTCATAGTGTAAGTGAGGTCCTGTAGAAGCGCCAGAGTTACCAGAAACACCTAAAACGTCACCTGGTTTAACACTTTCACCATTCTTTTTATAGCGTTTGCTTAAGTGACCGTAAAAAGCTTCTAAAGCTCCAGATTTTACAACTACATAATGACCAAATCCACCAGGCATTTCTTTGTTATAAGCTTTACCACTTAAAGTAGACTGTATTTTTTCATAAATGTATGGTAAGTCAATACCTGGATGTGGCCAACTGAAAGCATATCCAGGAGGTGGACCATTAGGACTGTACGGGGTGGTAATGTTATTTAAATATTTAATATAACTTCCGTCACCAGCATCTTGTTCTTCCATCCATTTTTTGAATGTATCTGTTGCAGCTTTTTTAAGTTTACCGAACATACCTTTCATCATGTCAAATGGTAATGATGCAGCTTTAGGTATTCCGAATCCTTCCATACTTACGCCGAAACCGTCTAATATTTTATTAAGTAACTTACCAGGTTTTTCTATCCAGTCCATTACATCTCCGACTTTATCTTTTAACCAGTCTTTACCTTTAGCTGCTGCACCAAGTGTTGCACTAACTGCTTTTTTACCACCTTCAACTATTGCACCTGATGCTTTTTTAGTACCGCCCCATAAATCTCCTAGTTTTTCACTAACAGCATCGTTATGATTTTCATGTTTTTTCTTCTTAGGTTTTTTTCCATTACCTAAGATATCGAACATTCCACCTGTACCACTCGCAAATCTAGGTAAAGTACCTTTAGAGAAAGTAGGATTATTCGAACTCAACATAGCATGAGTTTGAGCGCCATTCATTACTGATGAGCCTTTAGGTAAAAATGCTGTTGTATCTCTATTAGGTGTGAGTGCCATTTTACCGTTAGGGTAACGTATAGCTTCGTGTCTGAATCCGTTAGGACCATTACCGCGTCCTTTATCTCCTACAGTTGCGAATGTATCACGTGCAATCTTACCGTTCTTAACTACATTCGTAGTCGTATTAGTGTGTTCTGTACCAGTGTGGAGTTTGATTTTAGGTAACTTATCCATACCAAGTTTTCCACCGACCCAGTTCACACCTTCGATAAGTTTGTTTAATCCGCCTTTAACTTTGTCTATCATTCCAGAGAAGAAACCTTTAATATCACCAGTTACCGACTTGATAACGTCACCCATTTTGTTCATGACGCCAGTGATTTTATCTTTCATTCCAGTAACTAGATCAACTGTTCCACTCTTGATGTCCTTCCATTTTTTAGACATGAAACCGCCGACGGAATTCATTGTGTTACGTGTTCCTTTAGATAAAGAGGACCACGCCCCTTTAACACCAGACCATAGCGCTTTAGCTTTATTTACTGTTCCGGATTTAATAGAATTCCATTTTGAACTCATGAAACTACCAACTGACTTGAATATGTTAGTTGTGCCTTTTTTAAGGTTGTTCCATGTATTTCTTACACCAGACCACAATGCCTTAGCTCTTGAAATAACACTATTTTTAATGCTAGTCCACACTTTTAACGCAAAGTTTTTAACCGCATTGAATATCGCAGTTGTACCTTTTTTAAGCGCATTGAATGTGTTGCGAACACCATTCCAAAGTCCTTTAGCTCGGTTTATAACACTATTTTTAATAGTATTCCAAACTTTAATAGAGAAATTCTTAATAGCATTAAATATAGTTGTTACGGTATTTTTTATTCCTTTGAATATTTTATCGATACCATTTCTTAAAATTCTAACAATATTTAGTATGCCATTTTTAATCGCATTCCAAACTCTTATGGAGAATGACTTAATAGCGTTGAATATAGTCAACACAATTCTTTTTACTAAGTTAAAGTTAGTTCTAACTTGTGCTACATAAGCTCTAATTATTGCTAAAACGCCGTTTTTAAGTAACGTCCATATTTTAATAGCTGCAGCTTTCATTCCGTTCCATAAAGCAGATAATACGTTTTTTAATGCTTGTATAGGATGTTGAACGGCAAATTTAATGCCAGTCCATATTGTCACAGCACTTGTTTTAATACCACTCCATATAGCAATTGTGGAATTTTTAATTGCGTTCCAAATATTAATGATATAAGGTTTGATAAATCCAAAGATAGATATTGCTGCGTTTTTAATTGCATTCCATGCAGTTATTACAGCATTTCTGAATGTGCTATTCGTTTTCCAAAGGTAAATGATAGCACCTACTAGTGCAGTAATCACAGTGATAACAATTCCAATTGGTCCAGTCATAAATCTTATTGCTAACCCTAAACCTCTAGTGGCCAATGCCGCCGCTTTAGTTACGCCAGTCCAGACCGTCATTGCAGCAGCCGCAATTTTAGATTTAATTGCCTGTATTGTTTGAGATGTGGTTAATGCAGCTACCGCATATCTATAACCATTTGCTATGCCACGAGCAGTAGCAGTAACACCATTCCAAATACCAGTCGCTGCTGCACTGGTTTTAGATAAAAATGATAGTGTTCTCATACTCGTCATTAAAGAACCTAATACTGTTATAGCAGTGCCAATTGTTGATGCCATAACACCAAATACCATTAATAGTGGACCGATAGCTGCGGCGAGTAATCCTACAACTGCTATCGTTTTTTGAACGCCAGTAGGTAAATTAGAAAACTTATTTGCTAATTTAGTAACCCATGTAGCAACTTTATATAACATTGGTGCTAATGCATCACCTAATGAAATCGCTAAACTTTCAATTGCCGATTTCATCTTACGCATTGCACCACCAATGCCACCTTCCATTTCATTAGCCATTCTTTTTGAAGCACCTTTAGAGCCGTCTATGGATTTAGTTAGCTTTTTATAATCTTCGTCTGATGCATTGATAACTGCTAATGCACCACTCATGGCCTCTTTACCAAATATTGTACTAGCTGCGGCTGCTTGTTGGTCTTTAGATAGACCACCCATTTTACCTCTAAGTTGATCTAAAACATCTCTCATAGGTAACATTTCACCGTTGCTATCAGTAATAGATATTCCTAGTTTATCCATTTCGTCTTTCATTGCTTTTGTTGGTTTAGAAAGGT